GATGAACAGATGTCACTCCAGACATCTACAGCGAAAGGCTTCAGAAAAGTACCAGTTCAATGGGTTGCCGGAGAAAAATCATTCCAGGCAAAAAACAACCCATCGCTGAGAGATAGCTCAGGGGCACTCATCTTACCAATGATAACAATCGAGAGAACATCTGTTGTCAAAGATCCATCAAAGAAGGGCACAGCTTTTGCCAATCTTCCTAAGAATTCAGACAAGCAGGCGGGAACAATAACTGTTGCAAGAAGAATAAATCAAGACAAGACATCGAACTTTGCGAATGCAGAGGCTATGAGAACTAGAGGAAAGATTAATTTTAGAACAAGAAGAAAAGAAAAGGTTGTATACGAGACTGTGACAATGGCAATGCCAGTTTATATAGAAGCGTCTTACAAGATTTCTATTAAGACAGAGTATCAGCAGCAAATGAATGATCTTGTGCAACCCTTCATAACCTTTCCAGGATCTAGAAATCATGTTGTAATCGAAAACAAAAAGCACAGGTTCGAAGGCTTCATTCAATCTGACTTCTCCATGGACAACTCTGTATCTGATATGCAAGGTGAAAGAGTTTATCAGACGGAAGTAGAGTTAAAAGTCCTTGCACCACTCATCGGAGACGGAGTTAATTCCGCAACACCTAGATATACCAAAAGAGAGTCCGCTGTGGAATTTAAAGTATCAAGAGAACGCACAGTGTTAAATCCAGACTATGAACCACCCCGGATGTCATAGAGTAGTAAATAAAAAATAAAATTCAAAAAATGAGTTTGGGGCTTCTAATGACTATTTATTAGAGAAAACAATCGTTTGAAACGATAGAACATAGATAAAATCATTTTCATTTTATTCAAGGAGAAGTAAAAGATGTCCGTAAAGAGTTTTAAATTTGTATCCCCTGGCATTTTCGTCAATGAGGTAGATAATTCACAACTTCCAAGATTACCAGACGCAACCGGTCCAGTAATTATTGGTAGAGCAGAAAGAGGACCAGGCATGGTTCCTGTAAAGGTTAACTCCTTTGCAGAATTTGTTGAAATCTTCGGTGAACCCGTAGCTGGCGGCGATGCATCTGATGCATGGCGCAACGGCAACCGAATGGGTCCAACGTATGCAGCTTTTGCAGCCCAAGCATACTTGAAGTCCGCTTCTCCTGTAACTTTCGTTAGACTTCTCGGCGAGGCTCATCCTGACGCCGATGCAAACAATAAGGCAGGCTGGGCGATGAATAATGCCTATGCTCTCAAGGTTGGCAAGGGTGCCGCTGATCACGTCGCAGCAATAATTTACACCAAGGCTGCTGTCACCAATATCACCCAATCAGTCGGAGCCACTGGCGATATCACACTTACTCTGACAGGAGCAGGCTCATCCGCAGCCGCCACCACAGGTACCGGATCTATCGATTTCGACGGAATCGACATCGCCAGCATGGCTCTCGCTGCCGGATCCTTTGATGTCAAAGACAAGGGCACTCAAACCGTCGCTATTAAATTCTCTGCCACTGCCCTTGCTCCCGTCCTTAATGCCGGCGATTTGACAGTCGGGCTCGCAGGAGTCACATCTGCTTCAACAGCCGTACAGAAGATCGCAGAAGCAATTAATCAGGTGGCAGAAGGGTTGTTAGTTACAGCTTCAGCCGCTGGCACAGTTCTTACTCTTGTGAACGACGAGGCCGGGGCAGAAGTTAACTCCCCCCTAACCGTCACCGCCGCCAATGGTGGGACTCATTTGCCAGCCATAGCTAACACAGAAGGTACCAACGCAGGTGTCACAGCCTCCAAGAAGTTTGTTGTAAACTTTGATAGATCATCAAAGAGATATATCAGAAACGTTTTAAACACAAACCCGACTCTGACAAACGACACCCTCACTGACTCCTCTGAGGAATACTTCTTGGGTGCAACATTTGATCAAGCCCTAGAGCACAGTCTTGCAGGCGATACCATCACTCACGCAGCAGTCCCTGTTCTAACGAACAGCCACGCATTCAACATCAACGCTGTCGCACCTGAATCTCCCTGGGTATTATCTCAGATGACACAGGCGACAACCGGAGATGTCACTCCAGACATGTTGACAAAACTGTTTAAGATCCACTCGCTATATTCTGGTGAATGGGAGCAGAAGAACTTTAAAATATCTATTGCAGACATTTCACCCCCGAAGAATGATTTTACGAAGTATGGAACCTTCTCAGTCCTCGTCCGAGATGCCGCCGATACTGATGCTTCGCCAAAGGTATATGAGAGGTACTCTGGGCTGACTTTGGATCCTTCCTCGCCATCTTTTATTGCCAACCAAATCGGCGACATGAAGAGGAGTTGGGTAGAGAGTGAGAGAAGGTATGTAGAACTAGGACAGTACCAGAACCAGTCTCGCTACATTCGGGTAGAACTCGCAACAGAAGTAGAATCCGGCGCAGCATCAGCAGACTTGCTGCCTTTCGCTTTCCAGCTTCCAAAGCACCCCGTCAACAATACCCACACAATGCCAGCACTCCTCCTTCGAACAACAACAGTTGGTTCAAAGAGGCTTTCATCCCCCAAGGATGCTTTCTTCGGACTAAAGACGGATAAGTACGACAGTGAAATATATGATCCATCTTATGGAGACATCGTGAGGAAAATCGCCGCCGCTGACACAATGGCAGATCAGGGAGCGCTGTTTTCACTCGATTTTATCACCTCAACTATCCCCGCCGCTGGTGAACTGAAGGACGTCCTCGGTAAAGATGCTACTCACGGCACCATTGGCTCACTCCACGGTGAGACGAGTATCAACGGTAGACCCTGGGCAGATTATACAACGGTTCTCTCCGCAGGCTTCGATAAGTTCACCATGCCACTCTTCGGAGGATTCGATGGACTCGATGTAACTCAGATCGAACCGTTTAGTGACACGAATACTGCCGCCGGATATGCATTCAATTCCGTCAAGAAGGCAATTGACATCGTCGCCGATCCAGAGGTTGTAGAGTGTAATATTATGGCAATGCCTGGTATTGCAACACCTGGGCTTACGGGACATCTGGTTGCTACCTGTGAAGCAAGAGCCGACGCCCTCGCAGTAATCGATATAGAAGATGACTACTGCCCATCTGGATGGGACAAACGCCCAGAGCTTGATAGGCTTCCGGATCCGTCCGCTGCTGCCCAGACTCTTAAAAATAGATCTATGAACTCAAGCTATGGCTGTGCTTTCTTTCCATGGGTTCAGATTAGAGACAATCTTAGCAATAAGCTTGTTTGGACGCCACCATCAGTCGCAGCCATCGGCACTATGGCTTCATCAGAGGCTAATTCAGAACTTTGGTTCGCACCTGCTGGATTCACAAGAGGTGGTTTGACGAATGGCGCTGCTGGCTTGCCAGTAGTCCAGACTCGATACCGTTTGACTTCGAAGGAAAGAGATAAGCTTTACGAAGCAAACATCAACCCAATCGCTCAGTTCCCAGCAGAGGGGATTGTAATCTTTGGACAGAAGACGCTTCAGGTTACGCCATCAGCACTTGACAGAATTAATGTTCGTCGCTTGATGATTTATGTAAAGAAAGAAATTTCTAGAATGGCAGCTACCCTGTTGTTCGATCAGAACGTAGACGCAACTTGGAGTAGGTTTACTTCACGAGCCGAGCCGTTCTTATCATCCGTTAAGTCTCGCTTCGGTTTGACAGAGTACCGAATCATCCTCGACGAGACAACGACGACACCAGAGTTGGTTGATAGAAATATCATGTATGCGAAGATTTACTTGAAGCCAGCACGTGCAATCGAGTTCATCGCAATCGACTTTGTTATCACTAACACAGGCGCTTCTTTCGAGGACTAAAATAAAATAAACTAGGCAAGACTTTAAAACCTTGCCTAGTTACTTACAAGATTACTTTTTATAGGAGATTAATAACATGGCATTTTGGTCAGACGCAGATAAGGGGGTTAAAGACCCTAAGAGAGCATTTCGATGGATCCTCGTTAACGGGAACATCCCAATGTACACCTTGAAGAAGGTAAGCAAGCCAAGCTTTACAATTCAAGAATCAACACATAAATATATTAACCACACTTACTATTACCCAGGAAGAGTGGAATGGAACACTGTCACTATGACTTTGGTGGATCCAGTGAATCCCGATGCAGCAGCAAAGATAGCTCAGGTTATTACAGACTCAGGCTATGCTCCAGCGATTCAAGACTCATCTAGTCCAAAGACAATGTCAAAGTCTTCAGCAGCAAGTACTCTTGGAAGTATTGAGATTCGCCAGATTGACGCCGACGGAAAAACCGTTGAGTCATGGTTCCTCAAGAACGCCTGGATTAAGGACGTCAAGTTCGGCGAGCTAGACTATGAGTCAGACGACTTGACTATGATTGACTTAGAGATTCGTTATGACTGGGCAGAGCTTCGCACAACAGGCGGCGGCAAGAAGTCATTCTGGGCTGCAAGCAAAGCTTAAAAAAGTCCTTTACATCCTGTAATATTTGTAATATAATAAACCTACCATAATAACTGAAAAGAGGTATCATGCGTAACAACGAAGAAAGGGCTGGTTCAAAAAAGAGCCAGTCTAATTCGACTGCTGCCACGCAAGCAGCCGCAGGGCTTGCTCCATTGGAGTTTGTCCGCCCCACGACTATCGTCGCCTTGCCCACGGAAGGAAAGTTCTATCCTGAAGGGCATCCACTTCATAATCAAGACACTGTCGAGATTAGACAGATGACAACTGCTGAAGAGGATATTCTATCGAGTAGAACCTTACTCCGTAAAGGCTTGGCTATTGATAAATTCTTAGAAAGACTTCTCGTCGACTCACAGATCACTCCTGATCAGTTGACAGTCTCCGATAAGAACGCCCTAATCATTCAAGCTAGGATTGATGGATACGGTTCCGAGTACACAACTCAGATCTCTTGCCCAGCTTGCACTGCCACTCAGAAGTACTCTTTTGACTTGGACGAAGATGTTCAAGTTACAGGCGGCTCTGGTGAAGGTTCTGAAGCGACAGGCACAGGAACCTTTACGACTACTCTGGATAATGACTGGGTTGTTGAGTTTAAGGCACTTACTGGCGCAGACGAAAAACGCCTAGTGAAGGCTATGGAGTCGACAAAGAAAGCAGGACTTCCAGAGAGAACAATTCAAGATCAATTAACAACGATGATTGTATCTGTCTCAGGGCACACTGATAAGATGACTATTGCGAAAGCTGTCGAGCACATGACAGGTAAGCATTCTCGACAGATTAGAGAGGCATATAAAAGCGCCGTTCCTAATGTTGAGATTCGAGGTGAAATTAATTGCAATGCTTGCGGTACCGCAACTGAAATGGAGGTGCCGTTAACGGCAGACTTCTTTTGGGCTCGGACCTGAGTATATCGAACAAGTCTATGAGACGTTCTTCTTTATGCAGTATTATGGAGGGTGGAGCTTTATAGAGTTTTACAACCTACCCATCGGGCTCCGAAACTGGTTTGCTAAAAGACTTAGCAAGCAATTAGAGGATGAGTCTGAAGCTGCCAAGAAAGCGTCCAAAAAGAGATAACAATCTCTTAGACAAAGAAAAGATCAGGTTTATGGCTTGATCTTTTTTTTTGCATATAAATATGTTGTAAAGTTTTTGAGGCACAAATAAAATGACAAAAAGTGAGAATAAGAGGATTCAATCCCGCAAAAAGTTGCAAATTCTAAAAACACTGCTCGATGAAGGAGCCTTTCCGCCGCCCATTAGGCAATGTGAGCATTCTCGCCTTATGGTATTATCATCAATATTTGTGCTTGCCTTTCTATTATCACCTTACGCCCTGGCAGTTTATCACATCTTTATTTATTAGAAATGACTATTTAGAATAGTATTATAATCTTTCGGAGAAACCAGAATGGAAAACACTAAAGAAATCACACCAATTGAAATAGATCTCTCAGCACACCGCAATGGACAGGTTAATGAGATATGGATGCAAACCTTTGGTTCAGCGGTTAAGGGCATCCTCAATATGATGTTCGGTGGCTCACCTGTTCCTGTGAAGGTAAAGGGTTCTAAGGCAGAACTTTCTGCATTTGCAAAGGCGATCGGTAGAGATAAGAAGTATATGAAATCCGTTGCGAAACACGGTTTAAATGATCCAAGGGTTCTTAAAGATAAATACAAGCTTCGAAAGGCAGTGGCAAATTTCGAGAGAGCAACGGGTATCAAATACCCATTCAAGGGATAAGACTGAATAGATGTCAGAAGAAAAGCAAAATGAACAGCTGAAGTCGCTTCAACGACAAAAGAAACTGGCGCAAGAGCTAGTCACTGAAGCTGAAAAGCTCGGAAAAGCAGAGTCCGAAATACTTGATCTGAAGCTAAAAGTCAAGGAAGCGGACAGGGCTGTTCTTAACACTCTTTTCGAACAAGGAAGGATGTCCGCAGAACTTGCGGCAAAGAACCTTTCAGCATCTGAAAACGCATCCGCAGCACTTCAGCGCCAACTGGACATTATCTCTGATCAAAACAAGGCTCTTGAAGATCAGGCTAAACTTCAAAAGGATATTGAAGACGGTGTCGCAGACATCACTGAGCGTTGGAAGCGTGGACCGGCAGGACTTTTAAAGTCTTACGCAAAGAATCTTAGCTCAGTTGGAAAGGGGTTAAAGAGGGCATTTTCACTTGAGAATATGTCGGGAGCAGCAGCGGACTCAATAATGCAGTCCACCGGCAAGGCAGTAGCACAAGTAGCATCCCTCACAGCAGAACTAGCAAAGTCAACAGGGCAAGGTA